GGATGCCATCGATGCCGAAACCCTGAAGATGGACAAACTCCCCTTCGTCGACGTAATCACGAATCGGGGTCAACCCATCGACCAGATAGAGTTTTCGGCCACCGGGATCCCGCTGAATCTCCACGCGATGCGGCTCGACCGGGTAGATCTCTACTGGCCGCCGCTGATCATTCACGACCACGTAGAGGAACGCGTTCTCGTAGATGGCGAACTGGGCGAACACCGTTGTCCAAAACACCGCCTTCGCCACTTCCCGATTCGGCCGGCCCCATAGATAGTAATCCCCGTCCGTCTCAACCGGCCTGCGTGTCCCATCTTCGGCCTTCTGGTACACATGGATCGGCAGCGTGCCCGGCAGCTTGGCCCGGATTATGATCCCTCGATAGAAGGCCGAGACACTGAGCGCGGCGTTCGCATCCACGCGCTTGCCGCTGTAGGTCCCGAACCCCATGAGCGATGCGACACGATCGCGCCAATCACCCATCGCGCCATCGGCAGCAACAAGCGCGGGTGCTGCACGGCTCTGGATAAACGAACGGAGTGCGGTCATCGGCTTCTCCCTATGCCGTAGTTCAAAAGGACAAGTCCTGCCAGGATGAACCCGGCAATCTCGTTCACCGTCCATGCCGCGAACACCAGCACCGCGTAGCCGGATAGTTCAGCCGTGCTCTCCCACAGTCTACGACTTTTCGTCACGCTGACTACGCGTCGGATCCGTTTCACGCGGGCTCCTTCTTCGGCGGTATCCACATCACAATACCGCCATCCTGTTTGCCCGCGAACTGCGTCCCGTAGGTCACGTTCACCGCCGCCATCGCCGCGTCCATCACCTTGCCCTTCCGCCGCTTGGCCAGGTAGTACCCACCGTCCGTCCCCGTCTCCCGCGCAGTGGCATTCAGCACGTGGCGCTCGAACACGTCATCGCAGTAGTGGAGCCGCTTCTGGATGATCAGGTCGAACAGCCCGGCACTCGCCCCGCTCCGGCGCGCCCCCGTCTGGTGGATCTCTTCACAGGTCAGTCCCTCAGCCTCCAGGTCCTGCCTCATGAGCTTGCTGTGCCACGGGTCGAACACGTTGGTCACCACGTCATAGGTCGACGCCAGATCCCGGAGATGCTGCTTGACCTCCCCCTGTGGGACTTCCCATTCCTCCCGCAACCGCCCGTCCGGCCCCCGCGGTTGTTCCCACGTCCGCACGTGGATGTACAGGCAGGGCGCGGCGGTGTGCCCGCAGGGCCGCCCTGCCTCCGGCCGCCACTGGCCCCATACGGTGGCGGTTGAGTCCCGCGTTTCCGAGAGGTCGATTCCCACCCACGTCGGGTCCCCGGCCACAAGCTGGAAGGGTTCGAGACGGCACGCCTTGATCTGGTCCCGCGTCACCCAGGGCGACTCGCCGTAGTCAACCCATTCGTTGCCGTAGAGTCTTCGGAAAACTGCCTCCGGGACAGACAGCTCCGAGCGGTAGAACCCCTCGTTGACCGTGTGGCCGTAGCTCGGGGACGCCAGCCGGGGATACTCCGGGTCGCGATGGTCCATACCCTCCGGCGCCTGCCACCAGCGGAAGAAGAAGCCTCCATGCTCGATCTCCCCGCGTTCGATGCTCCGGCCGAGTTTATACATCTGCCCGCAGCGGGATTCCTCCAGATCGAGCCCGGCCGTCGTGATGGCGATCTGCATCGGTTCCTGTCGCGCGGCCGAGCCGGTGTTCAGCGCCGCCCACAGTTCCTCGCCCTCACCCACCCCCCAGGCGTGGAGTTCGTCGAGCCCCACCGCAAACGGGTTCAGCCCGTGCTTGGTGCGTCCCTTCGATGTCAGCCTCTGCGCAAACGAGTAGGGGTCACCGTGTTTCGACAACCGCGAAACCTGAACGTCTACCAGTTCAGCCAGGGGCGCACCAGGGAGTTCACACATCCGCTTCATCGCGTCGAAGACCATATCGGCCTGGTCCTCCGACGCCGCCGCGCAGTAGACCGCCGCAGACTTCTCGCCATCCGCGAGCATGAGGTAGAGGAGAATCGCCGCGAGGACCTCGGTTTTTCCTGACTTCCGGGGCAGCCCGATTAACGCCCGCCGGTAGATGCGCCACCCTGTCCCCGGGTCGACCTCGAACAGTTCCGCGATGAGGCGTTTCTGCCATGACATGAGGACGAATTTCTCTCCCGTCCACCGGCCGTTGGTCAGAAGACAGGCGGTCTCGATAAACCGGATCACCTTCCCACCGGTGCTCCAGAACGTGCGGCCCCCTGCCATGACGCGCTGCGCGCCCTTGCACGGTGGCCGCTCCACCAGTGCGGTCATTCGAGGTCGTCCTTGCGGCGGTCAATAATCCCGAGCCTCTTGCGCGAGGCGGGAGTCAGCCCCAAGCGACGCTTTATCTTCGCTAGCTCCTGCTCATGCCAACGCGCCTCCTCGTAAAGAATCCTATCCGCGCGCCGCAGCCACCAGTATTCCACGAAGTCCTTCACTGGAGGTCGTCCAGGTCGATTACGTCGCGTTCGTCTATCCCCTCACTCAGCATCCTCAGCAATTCGTTCGCCGACTTCCCGGCCTCGCTCACCGTGAGCTGCAATCGGAACCTTCCGAGCGGGTTCATCCCGAAGTGGTCCGAGGCCCATTGAATGTCCTTCGACAGCAGGGCCAGGCGCCGGGCCAGCGGGTTCATGACGAGCTGCGTCGCCCCTTTGATCAGGGGAGCCTTCACGACGATGGGCCACAGCCGATGGTACTCGTCTACGTTTCTCGCCCAGGTTTCGATATCCCTGCGGTCGGCGCCCGTCTTGATGGCGGCCGACACGTCGGTCGTCCAGAAGTCGTTCCACAAGCCCTTGGCGTAGGCGTGCAGCCCAGGGGGCGGCTTTGGGGGTTCGAACGCCTCATCGCGGGCAACGACCGACAGCCCCCGGCCGCGTCCACCACGGCGGTTCGCCAGGAGCTCCGGGGCCTTCTGCCGCTGGTTAACCATCGGCGGCCTCGTTTGGTTGGAGCGCACGGGTCGGAGTTGCACCGCCCTCTCCCGGTTGGAAACCGGACGCATCGCTGGCTATGCTTCGTGCGCGTTTCGGATAGGGCTTGGCGAGCGGAGCGATTCGCGCTCGTATCTCGGCGTCGAGGGGGTAGAGATACTTGAACTTCGGGGCGTGCTCTTCGATTCGTACAGTCGGCCCATAAATGGCGCGCGCCCGCGCTTTCGAGGTTCCGCAAATACGGTTGTGCCTCCCGTTTGCTGTCCACTTCGATTGTGACGGGCCAACATAGACCCACCCCATCGCTTGGTAGATGCCGCCATTGTGACCCTTCTCCGGGTCGGCATAACTCACGAGCAAACGAAGTCCGGGGCATACACTACGGAGTAGGCGGACAGCGATTGAACCGATCCGCGAGACGGGGGCGACGTGTGCTCGAAGCGCGATCCGCGTGAGTTCGCAAACCTCAAACTGCGTAAGCCCATAGGCGGCACCGATCTGTGGGGTCGAGCCGTGGCTGAACAGCACCGCGCCGATATACTCCTCATCTTCCCAGGCGCCGACCTTCACCATCGACCCCGTGGGCATCTTCCGCGAGTAGTGCCAGTTCATAATCGCGTACTTCGCCGCCTCGTGCGAGCACCAGTCAAATCGTAAAGACATGTCCGCACTCCGGGCACGTCACGGGTGCCTTCTGATCGAGCCGCCCCTGCTCATCTTCGCCCACCGGCGCGAAGTCCGGCACGATCCCTAGCAGCTTCGCTAGTTCCTGTTCGTCCAGACCCAGCAGCTTCACGTCACTCCCGCTCGCCGCCATCGCGTACACCATCTCCGCAAGCTGATCCTCCTGCCAATCGCCCCACTGCGCGTTGTCCCGCAGCGCCCTCTCCTTCGCGAGCCCCTCCGGGACGTCTTCAATGATGGCCGGGATCGTCGACATCTTCAGTTGCACCGCCGCCCGGTAGCGCATGTTGCCGGCCATAATGGTGCCGTCGAGTTGTGCGAGGATGGGCCTTCGCCAGAGGAATTCCGGATCGGCTTCGATTGAACGGCAGAGGTTCTGAAACCGTTCCTCCCGTATCGTCCTAGGATTCCACGGCGCGGGGGTCAGCTTCGCGAGCGGGACGGCTTCAACTTTCGGGACGGTCATCGATTCACCTCAAAATGTACGCACGCGGGATTACC